TAGATGGAGTGCATCAGCGTTCCGTCCTGCACCGGTACCCAGCGCTTCGCCTCGTCGCGCAGGACCGTTCCGCCCGCAACGCCCATCGAGCGCGCCAGACTCTCGCGCAGCTTCGGGCTGCCTAGGTTGTCCAGCCCCTTCATCCATGCCGCGTGGTCGAAGTTCAACTTAGCCACCTTCGGCCACCTCGCAAACAAGGTCGGTCCAGATGCGTTCGGCGTAGTCCATGCGGACCTGCTTCACGTCGAACACTTGACCGGATGCCAGAACACGCATCCCGGAGTCCAGGCCATCGCGGTAGCGGATGCGGATGCTGTAACGGGTCAGCGACGTGGCGATGCTTCCCTCCATGTCGCGGGCGCCGGAAAGGCCGGATGGCGTGCGAATGTCGGCCCATACCGTCGCAACATCCTCCCAGCCCTCAATGGGCTGGCCTGCGGCATCCTCTCCAGGCACGCGGCGCTGGATGGTGATACGGCGACTGAGCTTTCCGGCTTGGATCGCCATCAGAACCGCTTCCGATACCAGAGCAGGCTTTCGACACCGAGGTTGACCGGGGCAGAAGTCGCCCCGACCACCACCGCCTCACGATGAGCGGACCAATGCGCCACAAGAAGAAGGACGGCCTGCTGAACGTCGTCGGTGAAGGCCATCTGGTCCGGCAGGACCGGATTTTCCTCAACCAAAACCCGGTCGCAATGCATCTGCACATGCGCAACCGCAGCTTTGATGTAGTGCGCGAGAAGTTGATCCTCGATGCTGTCGTCAATCCGGCACTGCGCGCGCACTAGGTCCAGGTCGAGGGTGATCGCCATTACTTGTTCTCGCCGGCCTTGGACTGCTTGTCCGACTTGGGCGCAGCACTCTTCGCGGGTGCCGGCTTGGATTCTTTGTCTTCACTAGACTTCGGGCTGGCAACCGCTTCCACCAAGCCCTTCCCAATCAGGAGATGCGCGTACTCGTCATCAACGTCGATCACCTGACCGGCGCGCACGTTGGGGCCGTCGTTCTTCAGTTTTGCCGCGTCGCCACGGAAACCCCACTTCGCCTTGATCTTCATGTCACCTCCAAAAGAAAGGGGCCGACACTAGGCCGGCCCCTTTGGGTGCTACGCAATGCGGACTAGGTCGGGAACTGACCCTTGACCAGCGCCTCGCGGCGACGCACGCCCAGGCCAAGACGCTCTTCAACCAGCAGCGCCCGCTCGTTGCGGATGAACTGGTCGTTGATGAAGCCCATCTTGAACAGGAACGACATGCGGTCGAACAGGATGGACGACCGAGCAAAGTTGGCGACAAGGAACTCGCCGCCGTCAGTGCCGTCACCCTCGTCCAGGCTATCCGACGTGATGACCGGACGACCCCACAGGACCGGGGTCACGAGGCCCTGAAGGTTGGCGAACAGGTAGCGGTTCTCGCCGTCCTTCTGAAGCTCGATGTTCATCCAGTCGAGTTCGGTCATCACGACGCCATCGGCCGACAGCTTCGACTGCTTGCGAACCTGATAGATCGCACGGCGCACGATGTCGATGGCGGTGTCACCAGCCTGAGTCAGGCCGCCGTCGTAGGTGGTCGCCTGCGTCATCAGGCCGTTCAGGTTCTCGCCGGTGCCGTCGCCCTTGAGGATTTGGTTCTCTTCCTCAAGCTTCAGGTCGTAGCGCAGCAGCTCGCGGATATAACCGAGCATCTGCGGCACGTCGTCCAGAGCTTCGTCCGTCACCGGCATCCACACCGCAATCTTCTTGATTCGGTCGGTCACCGGCTCAAAGGTCACGTTGCTGGTCGGCTTCACGCCACCTTCTGCGACCGGGCCAGCGCCACGGGTGTGCAGAAGTTCGCGGAAGTAGCTGTACGACTGGCCGGTCACCGGGATGGTGGTCAGCAGGTCGCGGATGCGCAGCTCCTGGCGGATGCCGGGCTGAATCACCGGGTCATAGTTCGGAGCAACGATGCCCGCACTGGTGACCTTCGTCTCCTTCATCGACGCAAGGTCGGACTTCTCGACCTCGATGTCAGCGCAGGTAGCGGACTTCTGCTGAAGGGCCTTGTACTGCTCGTGGCCCTTCACCAGATCAATGAAGCTCTTGCCCTCGCCGGGCTGGCCGCGAACCTTGACGCCCTTCTCTTCCAGCTCCTGCACCTTGTCAATGACGCGCTGAAGCTCGCCCTTGGTGTTCTCGATGGAGGACTTGACATCCTGCGGGATCGCATTGCCCTTCTGGATGTCGTCAATCACCGCGTCGTACTTCTTCTGGAGGCCGGTGAAGCCTTCCTTGAGCTGGGTTTCCAGCGACTCGCGGACGCTCTTGATGTCGTCGGTCATTACATAACTCCGAAAATGGATTGGATGGAATTGCCGAGTTGCTTCAGCTCGTCCACGGTCGCCGTGTCCGCATCCGCACCGTCCCGGTGGATTGCAGGGAAGCCGAGCGAGGCGACGGCTGCCGCCTCCTTCTGTGAGAGGCCCATGCGTTCACGCAGGCCCTTCTCGAACTGCCGGACCGAAGACTTGACGCTCAAGACTTCAGCCTCTGGATTCATGCCGAACGGGACAATGGATGCTTCCCACAGTTCGGCTTGCTTGATGACGCGGACTTGCCGGCCATCGCGCTTTTCGTAGCCCTCTTCGAGGGTGTTGAACCCGATAGACATCGAATCCAGCGTCCCATCCTTCATCAGCTCGTACGCATCGCGCGCGTAACTGACCTTGAGGTTGATGCGCCCCTTCACTAGCAAGCCGTGGTCGTCCTCGCTGTACTCAGCCGAGCCGACAAGCTTCGTGAGATCGTGGAACAGGGCCAACTTCAGGCGTCCGTTCCGGGTGGTCTTCACCCGCACGAACGCGCCTGGAAGGATTACGTCGTCGCCAAGGTCTACGTTGTTGAAGACGGACGCATAACCCTCGAAGTTGCCCGCCTCATCAACGGCCTTGACCTCGAAGGGGCACTCAATCTTGGTCAGGGTCATTTCCGCTCATCTCCCACCGGGTGACCCGGCCGTAATCGCCCCCCAAAGGCGGCAGGTTCTCTTTCTCGCGCACCTCATCGACCGACATCCAACCGGAGCCGGCAGAACCTCCTAGTGCGGCGTTGTAGTAGGTCGCACGGGCCGCGCTGTCTCCGCGCAGAAGCCCTTCGACAACGAACTCGACAAACCGACTCGTGCCGCCGTGAATCTTGTCGTTCCACTCATCCTCGATGGCGTCGAGGTACGGCTTCAGGCCGAATGTGACGTACCCGCTGGTCTGCTGCTCAAGGTTCGACCCCATGATTGAGGTTCGACCGGCGCGGTTCGCGAGGTACAGCGGGACGCCCCACACACCAGCCAGCGCCTCTTCCTGGAACTGCTGCGACTCAATGAACTGGCTGTCTTTCTGCGACAGGCCAGCCGGAACGATCTTCGGTCCGCCCTGGAGGATCGCCATCTTGCCGATGTCGTCCACATCCCCCTGACGAACGTCAGGGAACTTCGACATGATCTGGTCTTGCTGCTCTTTCGTCAGGAAGCGGTCGTAAATGACATAGCCGCCAGTAAAGCCGCCCTTGCGCATGAACCGGGCAGACCAATCCTGAGCGGCCTTCGCAAGTCCCATCGTCTCGGCTTGATACTCAATCGGCGACAGGCCGTTGATGCCGTCAACGCTGAACAGCTTGAAGTGCAACATGTTCTGCGGCGACACCGGGATGCGGTCGCCCTGGAACTCGACGTAATAGATCAGGCCGTCGTCCGTATCGACGGTCACGTCATCGGCCGACACCGGCACTAGGCCGATCATCTCGCCCTGTCGGTTCCGCTCGATCATGACGTAGGCGTTTCCGCGCAGCGCCATGTTCACCACAACTGCCTTGATGAGATTCAGGCGCGTGATGTACGGATTGGGCTTGTCGAGAAGCCGCAGTGCCCGCTTGTTGTCTGCCGAGTCGGGCTTGACTAGCTCGCGACGGCCCGAAGCATCGTCGTAGAGCTTCAGCGGCAGACCCGAAGCCGATTCGGACAGAATCTTGACGCACGACCACACGATTCCGATGGTCAATGCGCTTTTGGGCGTGACTCGGATGCCAGATTTGGTCTTCCGGCCGCCAACAGCCATGTCTACTTCGACGTATTCCCCGGTTACCGGGTCTTCGTAGCCGAAGAACCGCCAAGTTGCGGGGTTGTACCAGCGGAAGGCCATGCGTCAGCCCACCAAGCCGAAGAAGCCACTGTTGAGATACCCGTCCATGCCGTTGCTTGCCTCTGGATTCATGCCCATCAGGGTCACTGCGTTGAACCCGGCCATGAGCGGGTCGATTTTTGCCGTGCCACTGGCTTGTTTCGTGATCGTTACGGCGTTTCCGACCGGAACGACCTTGGCGTTTCCGACCGCCCACGCCATCAACGACTGGCCGGCGTGAACCAAGTCGCCGCCGGCAAGCTGCCGTTCCGTTGTCTTGATCGCGCTGTTGAGCTTCCAGCCCTGCGAAACCGCCGTGATCTGCTCAAGCGTGAATCCGCGAGCGGGATCGGTCAGCTCATCGACCACTGCGCCAATGCCGGCAGGGTCAACGCCAATGGCGTGTTTCTCAGGGAGCAAGCCAACGGCCGCCACGCGACTTACGATGTCCGCGACTTGCTGCACGTCCTCGCCGGGCGTACCGACAATGGTCAATTCGCCCGCTTTCTCCATGTCTCGGAGTTGCGGCGCAAGCTCCTTTCGGCGCTCAAGCACGATCTCGTGCGCCCATGCCTTAGCCCACCACAGCCAACGTCGCGTCCCGGCCTCGCGGCCCAGCACGACAAGGCCCAACAGGTCGTCTAGACCGCCGCCGTCAATGCCAATAGTGGCGACCTCTGACCGCTCCAGGAGCGATTCAAGCGTCAGCGACGGGTCGGCGTGCCGCTGCCAGAAGTCAGCACCCGCCCAACGATCAGAACGGAGGGACAGGCCAATCTCGACGTTGAGATGCTTCGCCAGGAAGCCGCGCAACGATCCCTCGCCGCTACTCTGCGCCTTGGTGAACTCTCGCTCCAGGAACTCGCGGTCTACGGAGAACCCCATGTTCGGGTTCACCATGTGGAAGTTCACCGGGTTTAGATGCTCCTTCCGCCGGATCATCTCTTCCGGGAACTCATAGATCACCGGAACGAACCGGGGATCGTGAATCTTCCCGTCGCGAACGTCTCTTGCGTACTGCAACTTCTGCTTGAACACGCCGGCCGGCGGATCGTCGGACTGGGTAGTCAGGTAGATCACGAACCCTTCGGGCCGCGAGGCAAGCCCGCCGATGGCCTCACGCAGCATGTTCTCGGCATCCGGCCGCTTACCGAACAGCCACAACTCGTCTACCAGCGTCCCGACCGACTTCTTTCCGCCCACCGTCTGCGCATCGGCGGCCACGACCTTCAGCATCGCGCCGTTCTGGCGGTGCGTAATGGTCTTGATATGGGTCTGCGCGTGCATCAGCGCATACAGGTCTTCGTCAATCCGTTCCGCGCACATGTCGCGAGCCGGGGCGAAGCTGTTGTTCGCAATCTCGATGGTCGGAGCGAGGATGGCGAACTCGGCGGACTGCCGCCAATTGAGAATCAACGCGGTCTGCATGATCCCCGCAGCAATCGTGGACTTGCTGTTCTTCTTCGGGATCAGGACGAACCACTCGGTGACCAGCCTGCGACCGCTCTCCGGGTCATACGAGCCGAAGATCGAAGCAACTAGATCGAACACCCACTGGTCACACGCCTCGCCAAACGTCGGGCTGCCAGGGGCGTCAACGATACGGAGCTGCTTGAATACCGCCAGCGCCTCGTCTGCCGACTCCTGAAAGATCGGCGGAGGGATGATCGACTCGCCCGCCCGCAGACGATCAGCCCAGTCCGGGCAGGCCGTCGTCCACTCCGGCATCAGTTCACCGAACGCAGCTTAGGCGGGGCAGTAGGACGGAACC